CGAATTATAGTGTTGATAGCATCCATAATACGATGCTTGAAAACATTGATGATGCGTATCAGAAAACGGAAGGCTTTCCAACGTATGACATAACAAGAGGCGAAGCGTTTGCTTTACTCGAACTGTGGAAGAAGGCGGAAGAAATTGAACGCAAACAAAACGTGGATAACTTAACAGGTGATGAACTAACAAGGGTAGTATTCCAACGTAAAGGCACACAAAGAAAACTATCAACTAAGGCAGTATGTAACTTGCGTATTGTTGATGGTAACGGCACTATCCATGAGGGCGATTTATTCGAAAGTGAAAGCGGCATACAATATGAGTCGCTAGAAAACAAGGATGTAGTAGATAACTCTATCATCAAAATAAGATGCACTAAAGCTGGTGCAGTTGGTAATGTTCCTAAAGGTACAATAACGCAAATGCCTATTACTATTGCTGGTATCAATGCAGTTATTAATGATGCTGCTGCAAAAGGTGGCGAAGATGAGGAAGCAGACGATGATTTGCGTGAACGCTACTATGAAGAGTTGAGAGAACCAGCCACTAGCGGTAACGATTACCACTATAAGCAATGGGCAAAAGAAGTAGAAGGTGTAGGCGAAGCTAATGTAATAGCACTTTGGAATGGTAATAATACTGTTAAAGTAGTTATTATCAATTCTGATAGAAGAAAAGCTAGTACTGATTTAGTTAAGCGTGTACAAGATTACATAGATCCAAACAGTAAAGGTATAGGAGATGGGCAGGCACCAATTGGCGCACATTGTACTGTAGTCAGTGCAACCGAAGTCCCTATTAATATTGATGTTAGAGGGGTACAGCATACAAGTACATCCACAAAATCAACTATTACAGCATCCATTACAGAAGCCGTTATAGCATATCTAAAAAGGATAGCATTTAAGCAGTTATATGTATCAGTAGCACAAATTAGCAATATCATCATTGATAGTACTGGTGTAACAGACTATGAAAGTGTAACTGTAAATGGGAAAACAAGTAAGATTAATTTAACAAAAGAACAAGTTGCCGTATTGGGTACAGTAAGTGTGACTTTGAATGACTAATACAGATTTCAAGGAGTATGCATTAAAGGCTATTAATAAAATGTACCGCAATGATCCATGGGTGCGTGAGCTATATCAATCTGCAGGAATACAATTACAAGATATTGATGAATTGTTAGATGTGCTATTAGATAATGGCTTCTTTGATGCGGTAGGTGATAGAGGATTAAGAGTATACGAAAAAGATTTAGGTATAAAAGGTGACGGAACAGTAGAACAACGTAGGGCAATAGTACAGATGCTTTGGAATAATAATGGGAAATGTACATTAGAAAAAATTAAAGCCATAGTAAAGACATTTGTGCTTGATGATGTTGAAGTTGAGTTTGAAGATGGAGTATTGAAATTAGAATTTAACAATTCAGCATTTGTATATGCTGTACCTCAAATAAGGAGAAACTTAACTGTAGTTAAACCATCGCACATTGGTTTAAGTATTGATGATGTACATACAGTTGATACTGAACTATATACTGGAAGTGTTGTTACTACATTTGAAGTGGTAAACATTAGCCCTATGACTGGATTTGACTCTGAATTAGATGATGCACAAATTGTGGCTGCTTCGTACATATCTATAGGTAATGTTATTAATCGTATTAATTGTTAAGGGGGTAAATAATGCCTAGTCAATATCCACAAAATGTGGTTACAAAGAATGGTTTATCAATGATTGGAGAAAGTATTGCAACTCGTAAGAATTTAATTTTTACGAGAGTCGTAGTAGGGGATGGAGATGCTACAGGAAGAAATTTCAACGATATGGTATCTGTAATTTCTCCTAAAATGAACATACCTGTAACAAGCGGTGTAAATGAGGGAAACGGTCAATATCTTATTACCGCTACACTATCTAATAATAATTTAGATGTAGGCTTCTTTCCTCGTGAAGTTGGCTTGTACGCAAAAGTTGATGGAAAAAATGAAATGCTATATAGCTATACAAATGGTGGAAATAATGTTGGCTATGTACCAGACAAGACTACACCTATTGATAGTGAAATTTATAAAATAAGGACAGTAATTGGAAATGCAAAGAACGTAACATTTAAGTTTGTTGATAGTACATATGTTACAAAAGGCGAACTTGATTTGCATAACAATAATATTGATGCTCATGAAAATAGGTTTAGAAATTACCTACCATTAACTGGCGGAAGTTTGAGTGGAGATGTAAAATTCACAAACGGAGCATGGGCCACATTTGAGAATAACGATAATAAAGGTGGTATCCGTATGATGCCAAATGGAACTATGGATGTAGGTGTTAATGTGCAAGGTGCAACAACTAACATTAATCTATGTTCAAATAATCGCCCGGGTTGGTATTCTCCGTCTACCGGTAATAAACAAATTGCAATAGTTGATGAAGTTAATGCAGTAAACAATAGTTTAACGGCGGCTATGAATAACTACCTACTATTAACAGGTGGAACTGTTACTGGTGAAATTAATTTTAAGAATGGAAGCCATAAAGGACAAATTGCATTAAAACCAAATGGCAATTTAGATTTTGGCTCATTAGAAACTAAATGCGTTGTATTAAATTCTAAGGAACGGCCATTATGGTATACAGGGGATAACCGTGGGGGCATGTTGGCATTAACAAAAGATATTGTTCCAGATCCAACGCAATGTGTTAATTTGTATGATGCAAAAAGCGAAGGGTATCAAACTGGCCGTAGTAAAGATACTTTTAATTTAAAAGCACCTTACACAGATTATGATTTTTTAATTATTGTGCTTAGTGATGATGGCGGACAATTTTTAGGGGTTTCGCAAATTAATGTTTCGTGGCTTGAAAAAACTAGAAAAATGAGTGTTGGTACAGGTCTTGAAATAATTAACATTGCCACTGTTGGTGGCTTCTATTGGGGCATTAGCAACAAATCCACACCGACTAAAATGATTACAAATGAAGGATATGAAAACGCACACTTATGGGAAGTTTGGGGTTATAAGATTACACGATAGGAGGAAGCCATGTACATTATATATAACAAAGAAACTGCTGATTTTGCATATACCGATACAAATGACAATGCAGAATTGTTTGACGGAGTAGAAATAGCTGAAGTATCAGATGAAGAATATTGGCATGCCGTTGAGAATAATATGATTTATGACGGAACTGCATTTGTAGAAAAGCAACCTATGGTGAAATCAAAGGCAGAGCAGATTACAGATATTAAAAAATACTATGATAAACGGTTTGATGCCCTTGATAAAGCAGTATTGCGTAGACGATTAGCTAATACAGATATTACTGACTTGCAAACACAATATAAAACTTTACAAGCCGAAATGGTAGCTAAAATTAAGGCGGTGAAATAATATGGACGATATTAAAAGCAATGTACCTGTAATGCATTTTTGTGAGTATTGTTGGGCCACATTAAATGAAGACGGCACTTGCCCTACAGAAGGGTGTGTCCATAATGAATTAATGGACTTAGAAGGGGTAGGAAATGATAACTGAATATAACATTGACATTTTACAGAATGAAGATATTGTTATTGAATTTAACATTGACCAACCAATAGTTAGTGATGATCTATTTGCTTGTGTTCGCAAATATCCTAGTGAACAAAACTATTTATCTGTGTTTGAAATTAATGCAGATACAAAAGAACAGTCTGCAAGTGTTATATTGAAAGCTAATAGCGAACATTTAAGCGTTGGTAAACACTATTATGATGTATGGATTTGGGCAAATGGTAAGCCTAAGAAGTGCATTTTAAGGGGTGTGATTAATGTTGGTGAAGGTGTATCTAATAGGGGTAAATTATGATTGAGATTAAAACCATTAATGAAGCAAAAGCTATTAATGTAAAAAGTCCGATTGCCTTTGAAAGATTTGTTGGACCACAAGGTCCGCAAGGGAAACCATTCACATATGATGATTTCACTCAAGAACAATTAGAAGCGTTAAAAGGGCCGAAGGGTGATAAAGGTGAAACTGGTGTAAAGGGGGACAAAGGTGATATTGGTCCACAAGGTCCCGCTGGTCCTAAAGGTAATGATGGTCAAGCAGGTCCTAAAGGTGAAAGTGGCTCTCAAGGTCCTATGGGGCCTATTGGGCCTACTGGTTTAACTGGTCCAAAAGGTGACCAAGGTGAACGTGGTCCTATCGGTCCTAAAGGTGAACAAGGTAATGTAGGTCCTATTGGTCCTCAAGGCTTACAAGGTATTCAAGGTGAACGTGGTGAAGCTGGTCCTCAAGGTCCACGTGGTATTCAAGGCGAGCGTGGTCCCATAGGTCCAATCGGTCCTACTGGTCTACAAGGACCAAGGGGTGAAAGAGGGGAACCTTTTAAAATTAGTTCTATCCAACCATCAGTAGCGGCAGTAAATCAAAACGCTTCTACATTTGCTGAACATAGCCTAGTTATGGTTCGGTCTAATGATGCTGATAATGGCAAAGTATATGTCAAAAACGGTGGAATAATGGAATACCTCACCACTATGACTGGTGTAAAGGGGGACAAAGGTGATATTGGTCCACAAGGTCCAATAGGGCCAACAGGTCCACAAGGTCCTAGAGGTGTAACAGGTCCGCAAGGTTTACAAGGCAATGCAGGGCCACAAGGAGCACAAGGTGTTGCAGGACCTAAAGGTGACATAGGTGAAAGAGGACCACAAGGTTTAACTGGTCCAGTTGGGCCAAAAGGTGATAAAGGCGATAACGGTACACAACCAGAATTAACATTTACATTAGCTGAAAATGGTGATTTGTTTGTGGATATTGCTTATTCTTCTCCCCCTGCAAGTAACACAGTAAATACTGCCGTAAATACTGCCGCAATCAAGACATATGATGTTGTATGGGGTAATGCACAAGCAGGAGCCGATGGTGCAGGTAGAGGTTATCTTGAATTTAATCCTGCTACAGGGTTTGGTAAATTACATTTAGATATGAGAGTAACTGCCGCAGGTGGTTCTGGTAATGGCGGTGTATTGTGTACGCTTCCTAATGATGCTCCAGTACCAAGCCGATTATTAGAAGTGGCAGTTGATGCAAATAATAATAGCGTATATGTTGAACCGAATACACGAAATATTAAAGGTTGGGGTGTTGTGGGCAATAACAAACGCTACATTTTGGATATTGTTGGATTTTGGAAAGAGGTAAAATAAATGGCTAGAACTAGATTGGGTAATTTAAAAGGTCCTAAAGGCGATAGAGGTGAACGAGGTCCTAAGGGTGATCCATTTACATTTGCAGACTTTACACAAGAACAGTTAGAAAAACTTAAAGGTCCAAAAGGTGAAGATGGGAAAAGTGCAACTGCAGAAACTGCATATAATGCCTTGTTAAGTGGTAATGTATGGTGCAAGAGTGCTGGAGTTGATGATGTACTTATCGCTTTAATTGGTAATATTGGCAAACCGTTTCCACGAACGGATTTTAGATCTTTAACAATCAATGGCCCTGTTCAAGGCAATCAAGCCATAACTATTACAGGCGAGCCACATTTCAAGTTATCTATAAACAATGGACCAAAGCGAGTTTTTGAGTCAGACAGTATGACGGTAGAACTTGACAGTACTATGAAAGATAAAATTACAATTAATTACTATAACTTAGTTGACGAGTTGGTAAGTACCCAACAAATCAACTTAAAAGAAAGTAATGGCTATGATATGGGGGCATTATCACGTATTGAGGAATTAACAGGTCATGAGGATAACTTTACCGAGCTAGCTGGTAAAGTAGCTATTTACGAAAAAGGTGTAAAATTCACACCTACCGCATTATCTGTAAAAGATACAGACGGAGAAATGTCTGCTATGGCATTGGGTATGCTATTAGAAGAGTTTATTTCAACTGGTGGGCAAGATTATTACGAAATAGATTTATCAAAACTACCTAATAATAATGCTGCATTACCTAATGAGGTTCCAGTAAACATCGTGAGAAATTATAGAAATGTAATAATCAAGGTGAGAAAAGCCAATGTAATCGGTAATAGCGAAACGATTAAACTTAATGGCGAAGATTATCAAAGTATCAAAATCAATGGTTCTGATTTAGTCGAAACTCATCGAGGTTCTAACTACACATATTCATTTGAAACAGATAGCATCACGGCAGACTAATTAGCATTTGATGAATGTATGTTTAGTACTTAGTTGGCACGAAGTAAGGGGGTGCGTATCTCATTTGGACGTGGCAGTTTCAGTTAGAGGATATTCTAACAACATTAACAATAGTAGGGTTAATAGGCGGTACAAGTTACCGCCTTTTAATTTTGCCTGTATTAACTCAAAACGAGGAGCGAATGAGTAGGCTTAATGATACCCTTGTTGAGTTGAAAGAAGAGATAAAGCTATCAAGGGAACAACGACTTAGGGAATACGCTGAACACGTTAAATTGGTGACTCGTGTTGATAGCATTGAAAATAGAGTTGATGAGTTAAGAGGAGATTTACATGAATATAACAACAAAATTCGTCAATTCAATTAAACAATCTTATAAAGCTGTAAGGGTGGCTAACATCCACCCTACAGGTGTATTTGCTACAAGGGCGCTAGTACTAACAATGCTAGTGCCTATTTTATTGGTAGTGGTGGAATACATAATGGTATTTAGTAAAGGTTATGTTACAGAAGACATGAATAAGTTGATTAATGTAGGAATAAACATTATAGATCATATTTTCATTCCTTCTGTTCTTACTGCATTAGTAGGGTTCCTTGCATTATGGATAGATAAAGACGGAAATGGCGTACCCGATAAATTAGAAGAACCGTCAAAGATACCTATGATTGAAAGGGGCAATGTAGATGATAAACATTAGTTTGAGTGATTTAAATGATTACTGCAGCCGTGCAGTAGGTGAAATTGATAAGGTATATCTACATTGGACTGCAGGAAGATATAACCAACAATTTAACGATTACCACATCAATATTGATGGTGGAGGCAATATTTACATTGATGGTGAACTAACAGACCATAAGAACCATACATGGATGCGTAATAGTGGTGCAGTTGGTATTTCTTTAGATTGTGCCTATAATGCACAATGGGTAAATAACTTAGGTGATTATCCACCAACAGATGCACAGATTGAAACACTAGCACAAGTGGTGGCGGTATTGTGCGTTGATTTAGGATTGCCAGCTAGTATCAGTAATGTACTAACTCACGCAGAAGCAGCCGACAACATGGATGGTTGGTATGCACATGATGCTTACGGCCCTAACTCTACTTGCGAGCGTTGGGATTTGTGGGTAGTCCGTGAGGGTGATGAAGCTGGTAGTGGTGGTGATGTAATTCGTATGAAAGCAAAATATTATGCTCAACAATGGGGAAGTAATATATAGGGGGTATATATGTATGTTAAAGTTAAACAATTCACTGAAAAGTATCCTTGGTGTGTTCCTGTTATTCTTATCATTGTGTGCTTCCTCTGTGTATGGTTCTACACCAACAGAAGCAGTAACATTGACACCACAGGAATACACAACGCTGAAAGCGAACTTCGACACGCTAGAGAGTACAATCAACAATCAATTGACTACAATCAACGAGTTAGAGATGCAGTTGAAAGTAGCCAAACTCTCAACGAGCGAACAGAAACAAGAATTAATAGAAGCCTTGAACTTAATACAAGAACAGAAAACGCAATTGATAGAAGCACGGAACTTACTACAAAAGCAAGAGCAGATGCTGAACGAGCAAAAAATATCATTAACGAAAGCAGAAATATACTTAGAGAAGCAGAAGAACGAAATCAAAAAAGCGAAGATGCAACAACGAAATAGCAAATTGCTTAATATCTTATTGGGTGGTACTGTAATATATTTAGCTGCTAAAGATTAAGGAAGTGATCCATACATCTCCATAGCGTGTAATGGTGGATACACGCAACTATAAATAAAAGAGCCTACTAACCTAGATTAAATCTGTGTTAGTAGGCTCTATTTTTGTTTGTAAAATTAATAAAAAACCATTGCGTATAACACGAAAACGTGTTATAATATAGGCATAGGGAAGGAGGTGAAACCATTGAAAAGGAAGAAAATAAAAAAGTGGCTACCCTTAGTAATAGCTATCATCCAACTAGCAACTGCGGTGATAACGGCGATTAATAAGGAGTAACCACAGGGGCTCGAAAGAGCCCCACTCTTCCTCACCATTATATCAATGGGAAATATATGATTTCAAGATTAACTTTAATAATTAGTATTATTGCCCTTATATTATCCGTTTACAATCTATTAGTTATATTGGGAGTATTATAATGAAATTAGCTGATGTAATGACTACACAAGAGGCTGGTGAAAGATGGAATGTACCAGCTGATTCTATCAAGCAATGCTGCTTAAAGAGGTATGCAAATAAACAATTTACCGATGATGAAGCTAGAAAATCGGGTAAGAATTGGCTTGTAACACGTCAAGGCATGGAACGGCTATACGGAAAAGAGAAATAACGCTTGCCCCTTATTTGCCCCTTTTTGAAATGTAGGCTTTGGATAATGTAGTAATGGGGCGGAGTATTGAGTATAAACCCTCAATCCGCACCATTTCTATTTGCAATTTAACAGACTGTAACGAATTGCAACAAACTGTAACAAACAAAGCATTTAAAAGGATATTTTAAAGACAAAGAGTAACAAATTGTAACGCATTGTAACGATAATTTGCCCCTTTTCTGCCCCTTTTAAAAATAAATATTTGCCCCTTTTATATGAGGGTTATTTTAGGTCTTATATCAATACGATGTAAGGCTTTTTTTAATATAGTTATAGATAATCTTATATATACAATTATGGATTTATTGGGTAAAATGAAGTTAGGATTAAAGGCGGAAAAGTGGTGTGGGTATGGAAAAGAAATTAGAGACTAATCAATTTTGTATTACAGTTGATTACGATAAAAATGCATCAAAACCAGAACAAATATTTTTAGGCATCGCAAAATTAATTGAGGGATTTCAATATACAGATAGAGAATTAGTAGGATGTATCGCTAAAGAAATTGAACCAGTAATAATGTTAGACGATGTAGAACAGGGTTCTATACGTATGATATTGCGTTCTGTTATTGAATCATTACCAGATGAAGGTCTAGAACGTTGTGATGTAAAACGTATTATTGGAACATTCTTAGTAAAAGCCAAATATGCAATATTAAAAGCAATGGATAAAAAAGGATCTATATCAGAACAAGCTTTTGACGCTTTAGAGTTAGAAATATCTAAGCAGGCACAAGAAACAGGTGTTAGTGCATTAGGTTGTTATACAGAACCTAAAAGAGAAACACTTATAACAAGCATGGCATTAATTTCTGATGGTGTTAGTAAAATGCGTGAAACAGATCGTGTACAGTTTGGAGCAGATATAGGAAACCAATTACAAGCTATACAGATTGGAAGAGAGCTAGATATTGATGAAGAAGTAACCAATAGTGTTACACAGGAAGAAATAACAAACATACAAGTTGTGATATTAAAAATTCAAAAAGTTGATTTTATTGGAAACTCAAAATGGGAGTTTAGAATAGGGAAAAATAAAATCAGCGCACACATTGAAGATGAAGCTTGGTTAGAACAATATAAAGCAGGTAAAATCACATTAATACCAGGAGATTCATTAAAGGTAGAGATGAGAGAAACTATGCAATATGCTAAAAATCATGAATTGATTTGTAGTGTTAGCCAAATTATAAAAGTAATTTCTGTTATACATGAAGAGAAAGAATCATCAAGCGAATTATTTTCATAACATAAAAGCCACTGCATATGATGCGGTGGCTCATTTTTTATTTATTTGATAGTACCTTCCCCATATTAGTAATTGCTGCAGTTACTTCTTGTTTCATTTCATCGGTTACATGTGTGTAAATGGCAAGTGTAGTACGTGGCTCATTATGGCCAACACGTTCCATAATAGCTTTTAAAGGAACATTGGACTCTGCAAGAATAGATATATGAGTATGTCTAAATGTATGAGTGCTTACTGGTTTAGGAAAACCAAGCTTTTTTATAATTCGATTAACATAATGTAGATCATATGGTAATCCACCATCAGTAACAAAGATATATCCTAAATCAGCAAATTTAGATTTCCATAATCGTCTTGTTTGATTAGCAGTAATAAAATGATTAATGATTTGTACTGCCCTAGCATCTAGCTTTACCTTGCGGATAGAATGAACATTCTTTGGAGGAAGGCGCATAGCAGGGTCTGAAAAACTACCACGAGTAGACAAAGTAGCGTTTATATCAATCTCTGCATTTTCAACATCATAGTCTTGAGTGCGAAGGGCAACCATCTCACCAAATCTAAGACCAGTTAAAGATTGAAATTCACATAATAGGGATACATGATGATTAATAGTATCTAATTGTGTAAGTAAATCTTTTAGTTCATCTTTAGTTAGAAATTTAGAACGCTGTTTCTTGATGCGGTTAACATCTGCTACAGGCTTTTGTAGTTCAATATTATCTAGGAATGAAATGTCACGGATATACTCCATGCGCCTTGCATACTTCAATGATTGTCTAATTAGGCTAAGAGCAAGCTTTGTATAGTTGTAGGAGTATTGGCAGGCGAATTTATCAAAGGTACTTTGGATAATATAAGGGGATAACTTAGACAATAATATATCAGTAGGAAACCATTTAATAACCTGCTTATGTAAATTATCCATACTATATTGTGTAGATGATTTTCTAAAGGCACGCTTAGACTCTAAATATTCAGATACAACATCATTCAATGTCATATCCTTGGCAATATCTGTATTAGTGGCCAAATCAATTTTATTTTGCAATTCAGCTTGTGCGATTTTGTATGCTTGCCTACTATTACTATTTAATGTAATAGATATTCTTTTTGTTTTACCACTATATGGATCTACATAACGTTCTTGAAATTTATACTTAGTAATACCAGCTTTGGTAGTTACGGTTTCACACCACATAAAAATACCTCCTAGGCTAAAAATGGTATAGTAAATAAGCCTAAGAGGTATGGTATAATATAGTAAGTTGATGTGGTATACCTCTTAGGTGTATCATGGCCCCTTATTCTGTTGGCGCAGAATAGGGGGCATTTTTTATTTAGTAATAGATTGATTAATAAGTTCTAACTTATATTCAAAGTCTATAGGAAGGTCTGTTGCTTGTTTATATTTGTTGTTTAATTCGTTTAGGAAATCAATAATTGCTTGTGTTGCTATATCACTGCTTTTTGCAGACCTAAAAACATTTCTACAGTCGTAAATTAAAGATGTAATTAAAAGTGTGTCGTTTAATAATAAAACCATCATAATAAGCACACCATATAAACCTCTTAGTGCCTTCTTATCAGTTTTTGTTATTTCACCTTTTTCTCTTTTTAAAACTCCTTTAGGTAAAAGATTATATAAAACATTACCAGGAATATTGTAAATAGATCTACAGCCAAAAAAGTTTAAGCTATGTGCTGCACAATTTCGGAATCGCCTTATTGCTTCTAATGTATTTACAAGAAGCTCTATTTTATCTTTAACGGAAATGGCATTGGTAGGTAGTAATGTATTAGCGACAGCTATTTTATGTTTTGTATTTAGAAATTTAAATAAATTAATAGCGCTACCAAAAGAGATATTTTTAAATAATATCCATGCGGGCACATGATTGTGATGCTTCAAATAATATTTAGTAGGTTGTTTTGCATATTTCAAGTTAAGCTGCTGTTGTATTTCTTGTTTTACGTTTTGAAAGGTCAATTCATGAATTTTTTGTTTATAATGATGTGCATGCAAGTAATCATCTTGATGCACTCCTAAATGTTCTGAAATAACATGTGCTAATCTAGTCTTAAATAAAGTCTCGACCATTAAACTATACTTCATTGTGACGGATTGTAGACCTTTATCTATAAAAGAAAAAATGGATATACTCTCGATAGCCGTATTTGGCTTAAAAGTATCATCTGGATTCATAAAAACAGACTTATATCCATTGAATAAATCATAGTAAGATGAGGTCATTATAATTTGTTTTGCATGTTCACGGTCTGAAATAATTAGATTCCGAGAGATTAATAAATCTATTTGTTTATCCAAATCTAAAAATGGCTTATCGTATGCCATAATAAAACCTCCGATATATAAAAAAGGCACTATCCGAAGATAGCGCCTTAGTGACCAACGCCCGTAGCGTTGAAGTCAATTCACTATCTATAGTATATCAGATTTGACAAATAATACAACATATGAGTGTATAACAAAAACGCATAATTAGTATTTTGTCAAGGACAAATAAGTGACAATTTAGTAATTATTACAATACATGATGATAGAAATCTATTTCATCTAATACATCATCTGTGAGTTCTTTCCGTCTTACCATATGTTCAATGAGGTTAACATGTTGGTCAACATGGAAATCTTCATTGATAATATGTAATAATTCATGAGCAACTTCTTTTCTCATATCTTCAATAGACATATTTTTACGGATATAAATATTGTGAACACCTTCATCTTCCCCTGTAGATGTAACAGCTTTCACATTAGGAATATCACACTCAATAATATTAATAATCAAACTAACAACCCCTAATAGTATTATTTTTTATTTCTAGATTTGATAAATTCTATATAGTTTACAGCTTCTTGCATTTCCTCTTTAGAGATACCACGAGATGCGGAAAATAACATACGCATCTCTGGACGAGTGCGAAGCATTTCCGCATACTCTGCAGCTTCTGCATCTAAATAATAATCTTCTGTTTGTTTAGAAAGAGTAGAAGTAGATCTTTGATGCGGTTCTTGCCAACCCATTAAATATGCTGGTGTAGTGTTTAAAGCCTTTGCTAAAGGTTCAAGTACATCAATTGGCATATTTTCAATGTCACCATTTTCATATCTATATATAGTGGCTCTATTTTTATTTAACAATTTAGCTAGTGCATCTGCAGTATATCCTAGCTCTAATCTGCGTTGCTTAATTCGTTCTCCAATTCTCATGCGATAACCTCACTTTCTCTTTTGTTTACATAATACAATACAATTCGCAAAAATACAACAAATATTTTTAAACAATCTATAAAATCGCATGAAATGCGAAAAATGTTGTTGACATGCATTTTTTAATAGGGTAATATCTAAATAAAGATAGTCGCATATAAGCGACAAATAAGAAAAGGGGGGAATAGATATGGTGAATATCAGAAAGCTGAAAGCTAAATTAGTGGAAAAAGATATTTCCATTATTGAGTTAGCAAATGTACTTGGGATTGATAAATCTACAGTATATAGAAAGCTTAATAAGTCTGGGGAAAACTTCACAGTAAAAGATGTTGAAAAAATTTCTAAGGCGCTATCTTTAACTTATGATGATATTAATGATATTTTTTTTACCAATGTAGTCGCATAGTGTGCGACAAGTTATGAGTTAGAAAAGGTGAAATCACATGAAAGAAATTCAATTAAAAATGATTAAGGATAAAACAATTAAGAAGATTAGATCCTTAATGGAGTGTATAGAATTTGCTAGTAATGGCGAACATGTACAAAGGTATGTTTCCGCATTAAAGTTCATGCAAAACACAGAGCAAATAGCAATTGAAGAAAATGAAATGGAAGTACTTAGCGAATTGATAGGACGTTGTTTATATCAATTATTAGAAAATCAAACAGATGATAACTCAGAGGCTTTTGAAAAATATTTAATTGCATTAGGGGTGCTAGAAGGCTGGCAAACAAAAGAGGATAAAGAAAAAGAGGCACTTCAAAGAAATGCCTCAAGACTATTTGCTACTCGTCCTTAAATGAACCACTAATCAAAAGCAAAAGTAATTGGACTATTAATGGTGCAAGGATTTGATGAAAGAAATATTTGGCTATAACTTGAGCTGGAGCATAAAGTGAATCTAATATCTCCCGTTGTGCTTCAATAGCATCTAATAGTGAAGAATTAATAAAGTCATTTTTTAATGGCATATAATCACCACCTTTCAAGGTGATTATAGCAATTATAAAAGAAAGATGAAATAGAAAAGGGGATAGGTAAATGGAAAGTGTTCAACCTAAATATGTGCCTATTAGCACACTAGCTAAGATATGGGGACGGAGCAAAATGTATATCTATAGAAGAATAGATATGATCCGTAATGAAGGTAGATTTAATGAAATCTGTATGCAACTAGGACCACAACAAACGCTGGTACATGTAGAAAAATTTGAGGCATGGATGAAAGGCCAGCATATGAAGTGGCTAAAGGGGGCATAGAAGATGAACATTATTAATCTAATTACAACCGTGCAATGGTGCTTAGGGATATTAGGGTTAGGACTATATGGAGGAATTGAGCAAGCAGAAGGCTGGCAAATATTAATCAATATAGTATTAACAATAACAACTGGCATCACAATTTGGATGTTAGGCAGGGTTAAGGAGGTGCTAGTTAATGAAAAGCAAAAAAGAAAAAGCACTAGATCTACTAAAAACATATTTAATGTTTAATGATGAAGAAATTCAAGTTTTAAGGGAACGCATTACATCAATCAGTGCAACTAATAAAAGCGCAAGTTTAGACTTTACTATTCTTGCTAATGGATGCGCTATTTTTGTTAAGCGAAAAGCAGGGGAGTATGTATTACGCATAACAGGTAAAGGACCAATTAAAGAAAACAAAGTATATCTTGCATTAAGGGCAAGAGAAATACTGCTTGATGCGGTGACATGTAATGAGTAAACACTGCAGCATATGTGATGAGTGCAATAAAAAAAGCCATGCCTACATACACTGTAGACAGGCTAAAGGAATTATATGTATGGAACATTGCGATGCATGCCAATATTTAGAAATTGAACAAGGTGACATGCATTGCAATTATCCTAGGCAAAAAGAAAAGGCCACTAATTAAAGTAGCCTAATCAAGCACGTAATTACGCACCAAACCTAACGTAATTATATCACACATGGGCATAAAAGACTAGGGAAAAGCTTATTTAAAGGCTTTTCTTATTAACTAGATATAACATATTAACAAATCGACCATGGGGAGTAATTACGATGAGGAAGCGTAAAAAAACTATATCTAAAAATATGATAGAGGTACTTGATTATCACACATCAAGAACATATAGAAAGAATGGCAAGCGTGTAAAAAAGAAAAGCATCACACCAGAAGCTATGAAAAAGCAAAATGAAAAACAAGCGGAAGCAATGCTGCGTATGTTGATTGATAATAACTTCACTACAAATGATTGTTACATCACACTCACATATAAAGAACAGCCTGCTACATGGGAAGATGCAAAGAAAGATATTCAGAATTTTATAAGACGGCTAAAACGTAGATATAAAAAACTGGGTAAGGAATTAAAGTATATCTATATTGCAGAGGGGAAAACAAGAATACATTTCCACATGATCATCAATAATGCGGAATTGTATTCAGATGAAATCAATGAACTTTGGCCACATGGCATGCATAAGTTGATGTTGTATCAAGGAAGAGCAGAAGATGCGGTAAGACTGGCAAGCTACTTTGTGAAAGAAAAAAGAAGTGCTTGCTATTCAGACAAAGAAGATGCATTTAAGCGCAGGTGGAACAGTAGCAAGAATTTAGAAAAACCAAAAGTAAAAACAGAAATATTAAAGCCAAGCGAATGGAGAGATTACATCCAACCGCCAAAAGGCTATTACGTGGAAACAGACAGTGTAGTTGAGTCTGTATCTGATGAGGGTTATCCTTATCGTTTTTACAGACTGATAAAAATTGAGGAGGTCAAACATGGGACTACTAGGAATAGGCATTGTGATAGGTGTAATGCTAGGAGTATCAATAATGGCATTATGCGTAATTAGTAAAGAATGTGAGAAATGGGAGGAAGAAATAAATGATAAACGTAAATGAGGTATTTTTAAGCGGTAACGTAGTAGCAGCTGCAGAACTACGATATACGAAAACAGGGAAGCCAGTACTCACATTTAGAATGGCAACCAATAAATATGTGAATGAGCAACAGAGTACACAATATCACAACATTGTATGTTGGGTTGACGCAGAACTTTACAGTGGGTTACGCAAAGGTGATTTTGTAGCGGTGAATGGCGAATTAAGAACTAGATCATATGAAAAAGATGGAAGTAAAAGATATATCACAGAGGTTGTGGCCAAAGTCCTTACATATGGCCTTAAACAAAATGAAAGTAACACAAGCAATTTTGAAAATGGGTTTGTAGATGATGAACCTATTCCATTCTAGGAGGAAATAAATGCGAAGAGGCAGACCAAGAAAGATATGTAGCCACTCATTTGGAACAGCAAAAAGCGGTGCGTTATGGGTAAAAGCATCATGTCCTAAAGGGAAAACATCAATTAAAGTATTCAAAGGCAAAACTGCAGGCACTTTATATTGGCTGAAAAAAGAAGAATGTGAAGACTGTCCTGCATATAGTCCAACAAAGGTTTATGCAAAATAGGAGGAAACAACATGCAAAACGCAAGCATGGCAGGTGTACCGATGAATTGCATAAATTGGTTAGCACTAGGTGCAGTAGTATACGGTTCAATGGAAAAGAAAAAAGCATTAAGAGTATTAGGCCTAAAAGAGCAATATAAAACGATTGATGTAATTAAATACGATGAAGTAATGGCATTGGTTAATAAAGGGGTAAGCTACAAAGAAATAGCAGAAGGATTAGGAGTAAGTTTAACATCATTTAAAAATAGATGTAAAGAACTAGGGATAAAGTCTAAAAGAGGAAGAAAACGCAACAGACATTGATGCGGAAATACTAGGGGGCAGACTATGAACCATGTAACAACACTATTTAATAGTAATGAGTTTGGGGAACTTAGAACAATCATTATTGAAAATGAAGTGTACTTTGTGGCCAAGAGCGTAGCAACTGCACTTGGCTATAAAGATACTGCAGATGCAATAAGAAAACATATAGATGAAGAAGATAAGCTGCGTTGGCAAATTGCCGACACAGGCCAGAAGAGGGAAACATATTTAATTAATGAGTCTGGACTATATTCCTTGATACTGAAATCAAAGATGCCAAGCGCAAAGAAATTCAAACGCTGGGTAACAAGCGAAGTACTTCCACAAATTAGAAAAACTGGTAGTTATGATCTACATATTCCAAAGACACTACCAGAAGCATTGAGATTGTATGCAGATGAAGTAGAAGCACATAACCAATCAAAGGTAATTATTGAGCAACAGAAACAACAGATTGCGGAGTATGAACCAAAGGTTGATTACGTAGATAAAATTTTGAGTTCTACAAATGCAATGACTGTAACGCAGATTGCTGCGGATTATGGTCTTAGTGCTAAAGCATTAAACAAGATACTACATGATGCACACATCCAACGCAGCGTAAACGGCCAATGGATTTTGTATAGTGATTTAATGCGTAAGGGATATACAAAGACTAAGACACACACATACATGACTACAGATGGAAGATTGGAGTGCAAAGCATCTACACGTTGGACACAAAAGGGAAGATTGATGATACACGAGCTATTAAAGAAGTTGGGCATCAATGCAGTGTGTGAGGAGGTAGCATGAAGCCATTAGTATATAAAGACATAAGAAAGAATGTAAACAGGTCAGAATGGGTTAGTAGTGATGAGCTAAAACAAAGCTACTCACAAATTAGATTATTAGCAGTAGAAAACGATACATATGCATGGGTACCAATAGAGGACGGAACACTATGTAGAGGAAGCGAAGCAAAAGATAATACAGGGCAAAGGATATACGAAAAGGACCATATAGAGTTTGATTGTAAATCAGTACAAGATACTCCATTGGTAGCGGAAGTATATTACAGTACAGATAAATTTCAATGGCGATGCAAAGCAATCAACCAACAAACTGATGCGGTCCTAGATTTTGACTTAGCCTTTGTGGTGAATAATGGGAAAGTAAAAGTAATAGGCAACAGATTAGAGGGATATGAGCATGAATGATAGATTTAGAAATTTAAAGAAAGCACATGATCATATTGTAAAAGGGCGCTCAAAAGAAGTTAGAAAAGTATTTATACAACATTGGGGTTATGTATTTGTATCATCTGATGCATTGATAAAAGCAAGAACACGAAGAGATGAATTAAAGGGGAACAAAGTATTTAATCAATGGGCAAGGAGTTATTATGAAAACACCATGCAGGGAGTGCAAATTTAGAGAAGTAGGATGCCACAGTAAATGTGAAAGCTACATTCAATGGAGAGCGCAGCTAGATAAATATAACGAGCAGAAGAACATGCAGGGGGATGCCTATAAATATATTGGAGATAACGTAAGAACCATTAGACACAGAATGAGAAAGCTAAAAGGATATAGCTGCACTGTGAGGGACTAACAATGAAATTAGATTTATGGGTAAGGCTAAACATAACAATGGCTGATGATAATAAAGTAAGTGGGTGGACACAGATATATGGGAAACATGAGTTAGCCATATATAAAAAGCCTTTCAAAGAATTGAAGCCAATTGTTAATGATCACATAGAAAAAATGAACTGGCTAACTATTTGTAATAGGTGGGGTGAAACAAACCAAGTAATAGAAATCAATGCAAGAAAAATAAAGAAATATTCAATTAAAGAGTGTGTACAACCATATGAAGAAGACGAATGGGATTTAGTTAGGGAATGGTATAGAGAACACTCAAGAAAAGAACGTGAAAAAGCAGGGGAAAATAAGCTAGGAGGATAAAAGATGCAAAGAAAGTGTCATAGATGTGATAGGTTATTTACACCAGATAGCCATAGCACATGGTGTCCAGACTGTAGAGCAGGCAAACCAGTAGAGCAAAGAAAGACTATGGAACAACTAGAGCAAGAGCGTGAAGCAAGATTAGAGAAAGCATTTAAATACACAAGATACTGTGTGCAGTGCGGAAAGAAATTTTATACTAACAAACAAAACAAAGTACTTTGTGGGGATTGGGTGTGCGAAGATAAACAACGGAAAGGGCAATAAAGATGAGAATACTAAGCATTGGATTTGGGGATAAGAAAAAAGTAAAGTATGAGAAAGCAAATAATGCTGGTATTACTGAAACATATCAATTAAGCACGGAGGACGATTTCAGACCAGAGATATTAGAACCATATGTAAATGCAAGAGCATTAGTATTTGAAGTGTTTAAAGTATTTAAGCTGTTTGAAGAAGAGTGGATGAAGATTAAATCCATTAGCTTGAAATGGCACAAAGAAATGCCTAGGGTTATTACAGAAGTAAAGTATGTGCTTTTAATTACTAACAAAAAAGGTGATGAATGTACAATTAGCACTTCATGGCTTCCAGTAGAAGAGAAAACACAAGACAAATTAATTCCATTGGTAGAAGAAATAGAAATGTTTGTAAGAGGGGCAAGAGCACAGGGGAAACTATGGGAAGAAGGATTGGAAGATGATGCGGTTGACGGTGAAACGTTTCACATCAATGATCTAGTACAAGAAGGAGAAGCGGATGATTAAAGACCAATTAATTTATGTAGCGCATCCATTTGGCGGAGATAAAGCCAATAAGTATTCAATTGATACAATCATGGAAAACCTAGTAATGTTAGATAAAAACAATACATATCTATCACCTCTTCATAATTTCAGCATGTTGTACTTTGATAAACCGTATTCAAAAGGCTTAAAAATATGCTTAGACATGTTAAATAGATGTGATGCATTAGTATTATGCGGTGACTGGGAAACATCTAAAGGATGTATTGGGGAATGGTCATTTGCAATAGCTAAAGGGATGCCAATATATATATGGAAAGAATGGACCGATAAATTAAAGGAACAGGGAGATAATAGCCGATGACAGGAAGGGAATATTTAAATCAGATACGTGA